ATAGAGATGTGTTGCCAATCTGGCCATGTAAAATACCTGGATTCAAATAAAAAACCGCTCAAACCTGAAATCGTTGTTTGGGATTGTAAAACAATAAGGAAATGAAAAAACCAAACTTGCAGGCGTTTGTTATAGTTGATTCTAAAAAGATACCGTATCTATTTACGATAAGAGAATTACGAAGAGATTGCGTAATGGCATTCACTGATTACATCCAATCAGATTGGAAAACATGCCTAAAATATGGATGGAGATGTGTCAAGGTTGATATAAATATAATTTAAAAAGCAATTGAATGAAAGATAAAGAGAGGTTTGAATTATTGGCTAAAGGTTTGCAAAAAGAGACATGGCCTAAGATTGTCACCACAGGAGGGCAGTCAACAGGGAGAATGGAATCTGGTGTTAGGATTTGGCATGAAGATATGGGATTTGACATAAGGGTAAGCGCAAGTAGAAGCCAGATAAAGAATATTCAGTTTTGCGTTACTATTTTTGAATTATATTGCGATGAATTTTATCCATGAAACTTCTTATCTTTGCCCTTGTCCTAATCGCTGTAATAGCACTTGTAACAGGTGGAATGCTTTTTATCTGGTTGATGATTGATAAATTTAACGAAGAATGAAACGAATCCAGAGAAAAAGAACAAAAGGATGGCGGACGCCCGCAGGAGTTGTTTACGTTGGCCGCGGCAGTAAATGGGGAAATCCGTTTAAGTTGGTTGGAGACATGATCTACGTAAATTGCAGATACCGCAGATGGAACCTTGATCCGTGGGTATATTATTCTTTAGGTGACATTTCGGATGTTATTTATTTGTACGGAAAACTATTTGATGGTACTCAGTTTTGGAATAGAGATATTCAACATTGGGCAGATCATTTTAAAAATATGGATATTAACGAACTTAAAGGAAAAGATTTATCCTGCTGGTGCGCTCTTGATAAACCGTGTCATGCTGACATTTTATTGAAGTTGAGTAACAACATATCTGAATAATGCTTAGTTTTGTGATTATGGCTGCAAATAAAGGGAAAGACGCAATTGAAGTATTATTTTCTGAAGTAATAGACGAAATATCAGAAAATGGTAAATCGTTGTATTCAGCACTAAGGGGGAGAATGTCTTCCAGAACGTTTTATGAATATTTAGATTCAAATGAAGATTGGTTAAAAAAATACGCGCGCGCGACCGAATTAAGGGCTGAAAGGATGGCAGAGGAAACGCTAACTATTTGTGACGCAACAGAAAGCGATACTATAATAACAGAAGACGGTAGGGAAATAGTTAACCATAATGTAATTAACAGAGACAGACTAAGAGTTGATACCCGCAAATGGTTGCTTTCAAAATTGCATCCTAAAAAATACGGCGAAAAATTGGATATGAACGTTGATCAGAAAGCGACCGTTGAATATGTGAATGTTTCGAAACAATTCCCAAGCAAATGATCTATCGCACCTCGACATATTACAAGATCAGGGAAATAAAATCAAAAATCAAAGTAATCCAGGGCGGTCAGGGAGCTGGTAAAAACGTCTCAATAGCGCAAATATTACTCGAAGATTGTGCAAGAGATAAAGATATTACTACAATCGTTTCAGATACTTACGACAACCTAAAAGACGGTTCTATCTCGGATTTTAAAATGTTGTATGAGGCCGCTGGGCTTGATTGGGATCGTGATTTTAACAAGACAGATCACGACTTAAGACATTGTGGCGGGGTTATTCAATTCCGATATGTTTCGGACATTAAAAAGCAAGCAGGTAAATCAAAGAGGCGCGGTAAACTTTACATCAATGAGGCCAATAAAATAGGCTGGGAGGTTGCAAGCACTTACATCGGCCGTACACATGGTGACGTTTACATTGATTATAACCCGGATTACGAGTTTTGGGCGCATACAGAAATACCAAAATTAAAAGACGATAAAGGAAATTCAATCAGCGAACAAATAATAGTTACTTATCCTGACAATGAGATGTGTCCGCAAAGTGAAATTGATTTTATTCTTTCCCGTAAAGATAATATCGAGTGGTTCAGGGTTTATGGTCTTGGTCAAACAGGCTACTATTCTGAGCGCAGGATTTATAAGTACAAGTTTATTGATAAAATACCAGATACAGCTCAGCGAATTGCGTCAGGTATGGACTTTGGCGTTTCGCCAGATCCTACAATCCTGATAGATGTTTGGAAAAAAGATAACTGTTTGTATGTCGATGAGGTATTTTGCATGAATAATCTCATGCCGGAAAAGATCAACGGGGCTGAACGCATGGCCATAGTTGACCAAATGGAGCTTGTTAAACATCCCAAAGGCCAACTTATAATTGCAGATTCAGCAGGCGCAACAGAGATACGTGATCTTCGCAAATATGGTTATGAGGTCAAAGGCGTTCACAAGTCAACAGGATCGCAGATAACTGGTATTAATAAGGTGCGAGGGTATGACATTTACATTACTGAGCGGTCTGTCAACATAAAGACAGGGATTGAAAAATGGTTCTTTAAAGTTGATTTAAACGGAAAGATAATCCCTGAACCTGACGGGCATGAGCCGGACGGACTCGCAGCACTTCGCTACGTGGTTATGGAAGATGGCAATCACATGGATGAATATTACTCAGATATTCGATTTAACTGAAAAATAATTGCAAATCATATAGGTATTTAATAGTATTATACATATATTTGTAGGATAAACCAATTAAAATGTGATCTATGATAAACATTATTAAAGTAGCACTGAGACCACTTTTTGTAAGAACCAAATATTTTATGGTTTTTTACATCGCAACACATCCTGATGGCAAATTAACAGGTCAAACAAGTTTTGCAATAAGAGGTATATATCCCTTTTTAAACAAAATCAAGACAGAGGAATATCTTCAAAAAATATGTCCTGAATGTAAAGACTTTGTAATAACGGGATTTATTAAATTGAATAAATTCGAATATACGCAATGGTTAAAAGGATAAAACAATATGAAATACCCAAACATTAAAGCCGCAAAAATAACCCATGCTCAAATTGCAAAGGCGTTCGGTTATGCAAATGTGAAATCATTTAGGACTTCATCAGCTCACCAAAGGCACATGAGAGGCGTTGAGGCTGTTTTGCAATTGCAATTTTTTAATTCTCTTCAAAAAAACTAAAAAATTCAGGGTCTCTACTGAGGTTTTTTGCCGGACTAATAATCCGGTTTTTTTATGTTAAAATAAAAAAAGATGTTTTATAACATGTTTTATTAAAAAATATTTATATTTGCAGTAAGTAAATCTTCCTGATGTGAAAGAATTTATCGAATCCTGCAAATTTAAGAAAGAAATAAGTGAGGCTATTGCTTACGAAAAAAAGCTATCGTATTTCATCCAAACCCATTTAGACACTGAGATATTTACCAATTCAACTGAGGCCGTTGAGGATCTTTGGGATTCAAAAAATCCATTTATCAATTGGGTAAAAGGTTGGATGAGAAAAGAAAACTTCCGGTCTTACATGAAGTTTCTCCGCCACCCGCTACCGACAACCTCGCTAATCCAGGATGATATTATTCCTGAACTTAAAAAGGTTTTCGATGCAACCAATGCCAGGTATGACTATTCTTTTAGCTCCAATGCAAACAAACCGGCCTGCGATAAGTTAATAGCCAAATACGGAAATTTTTATAAGGGAGTTGTATTTGACGCACTTATCAACAATCACAATTCAATAGTAATAACTGACTTTGAGAATAAGCGTGATCCTTACCGTTTCCTGATTAATATCTGCAACGTAAAGGCCATTGAACCTACAAAAGATGGTAAGATCAAAAGGATCGTATTTGAAGGGGTTAACAAGTTAGGTGAAGAGCGTTATTACTATTATACCGATCAATTCTATTCTGTCTACAAAGAAGTTAACGAAGAGTACAATTTAGAATCATCAAATCCTCATGATTTAGGTGAGTGCCCTGCCGACTTCATTTCTGTTGATCCGATCAATACCGAAAAATTTGTAGTGCGCAAAAGTATTTTTTCAAATTTCATTGAAAAGTTTGAGAATTACATCAACTATTACACGCTTCAAAAAATGTGCCTTCCTCACGGGGCTATTCCTGTGATTACACATTTTAAGCAAAACAATAAGCCATGTGAAAAGACTTTCGAGAATGGAACTCGATGTGTAGGTGGCTTTCTGTCAGGGTTAAATGGAGTTTTAGGAAACAAAGATAGCCTATTGCCTTGCCCTGTATGTAATGAAAAAACATTAATCCAGGCAGGTACGGTTATCGGGATACCTATTCCAAAGTTTGGTGACAGCGGGGAGAAACCGCTCGATTTGAACGCTAATTTTGTGAAGTTTCATTACATCCCTGTTGACATTTTGGAATGGTGGAATAGATTCGTTGCTGAAAAATATGATGAAATCAAATACCAGTTAGTCGGAAAGGGCACTGAGCAGTCAAACGGACAGG